GGATCAGCATCCATTGATGCTTGATATAACTTTGCATATATATTGCTCATGCTTCTAACCCCCATAGTTGTTTGATTGTTTTTGATTGTGTACTTATTAGGTTTTTATAATGGTAGTAATGATTAAGATCAGGTGGCTCAGTTATCTGAGCTAACTTTTGTAAGTCACCTTTACAATAGATTATCATTTGCTCCCAGTTATAAACTTTTTGCATCAATATTTTATATTGATATTCTAAATGATCATCATACAAAGCTGCATGAGTATCATCGTAAATTAAATATTCATTCTCATTAACTAAAACTAAGTGTGGTTTCTTACCTGTACATTTCCAATAGAAAGCTACCTGTCTCCAGTAATCATCAAAGATACCATCATCGCCAAGTGGTTCACTCTTTTTAAAATAGTATTCATCTTTACCTTTTCTCTTTGCTATCTTCGGTGGCTTGGTTTTCAATTCTATAAACGTGTCATCTGTTTCATAGTCGATACGACCTATCATATCAAACAATAGCTTCTTTGGTTTACTCATGACATATCGTTCAGAAGTAATTTTATTTTTACCACAAATATCTTTTACTGCTTTTCTAGTTTGCTCTATAGTTTTATGTGCATACTCGATCATATGTTCTCTTGCGTAAGCATCCTTGCCATCAATCGGATCATACTTATTTATATCTTCAAGCTCCTTGCCAAACACCTCGTCATAGTTCCTGTTAGTTAGCTTTATTGTTTTGTTTTTGTAAAACAAAGTATCACATTCTAATCTTTGAGCTGTATTGTTTACAAGGTTTCCAAATCTAGGTTTATAGTTCATCAGGAATTGATCACGATCTTTACCACTATGATAACCATAGTTAATAATAAACTTCGCAAATGGAAGATTACCCGAGGAAGGCGACCAATGATCAAATCCCTCACCATTATTTAAACCCTTAAAGAGTTCTTTCAAATGATATTGTTCTGCTGTCTGCATTGTTTTTCTATTCTATATACCATACTTTTCCACTATGTCTATACCTTATTTTCTTGACTGGGGATAACTGATTTGGTAATGATACCCATCAACAGAAAGGAAATATGAAACTCGAAGATTACATTAAGAAAAATAAACTTAGCTACTCAGAGATAGCTAGGCAATGTAAGATACACAATATAAATCCCTCGACAAATATGTGGAGGTATTCAAAGGGTCAAAGAATACCACGTAAAGAAGAGATGAAGAAGATTTACTTTGGCACAAATAAACAAGTACAACCCAATGACTTCTATGACTTCGTTGAAAAAAATTAAATACAAAAGAGTTCGTATCACTTGGTATGACATAACTCAATCAGATGAAACGTGGATGCACGAAGATAATATAACCAAGACTAAATTATCTGAGTGTGTAGATGAGGGTTATCTATATAAGAAAGATAAGAAACACGTATGGACTTTTTCGGGTTATTCTATGACTGAGGATGGTACGCTTGATGTATCAAACGTCAATGTGTTTCCAAGATCAGTAGTAAAAAAGATTGAGGTAATAAAATGAGGATAATTACTATATTATTTGTGGCAATGCTACTTACCCAATGTAGTGCTATGGAGAAGAAAGTAGACAAATGGTATTGGGACCCAGTTAAAGGTATGTTTAGAATAACTTTTGGTCAGATAAAATAATGACAGATGTTGGTATTTTTGAGGAAATAAAATTACATGATGAGATCAAAAAACTAAAGCAACTCATCAAAGAAAAGAACAGCTACATAAGATTACAAGACAAAGAAATAGATACATTAAAAGGACAAATTGATTTGAGAGATTTAGAGATTGAGATGTTAAAGAAAAAATGAATTATAACCCACTACCAATTTTCTGCACCATCAAAGCTAGTTCTATTAATGGTCTAGGTTTATTTGCTACAAAAGAAATTAAAAAAGATACTGAGCTAGGTATCTCACACATTGAAGTTGATGATATTCTTTATCGTACACCTTTAGGGGGTTTTATAAATCACGCTGAGCAATCTAATTGTGTAAGAGTAAAGGTCAATAATAAATGGTACTTAAAAACAACAAAAGATATTATGAAAGATGAAGAACTCACACTAACTTATAGTTTATATAAACCTAATGACTAGATGGACTTATGCTTTCAGTAATGGTGATTATAATGATTGGCATAGACAATACGAAGGCATAGCTATGATAGATGTGGATAGTATTGAGTGTTGTTCACAATGCTACGAACCTCTTGCTATTCTTGAGACTTGTTATGATAAAGGTCAGAAATACAAAGCTACAACCCTAGTAAAGACCCTCTCAGACCGCCTTAGAGTACCTAGTTTTTTAGTTTTCTATAAGAAGGTAGGTCAGGGTAGCCTAGCTTTCAGGATCAAGCGTCTACACGTTCCTAATGCTGATTATGAGTATATGAATGAGGATGAATGGGTGCGTGAGCTATACCAATTACAAGAGGATCACAAGGACTGTTGCAAATATGCAACACCTCACAACATATAGTTATGGATAGGAAATATACACCACATATACGCATACCCTTTTCCATCTTTGCTAATCCTAAATATAAACAAATTCCTGACACATTTAAGCCACATTGTTTAGTGCTGCTAGTATGCTTATTAAAGTTTGTTAATGCTAAGAATGGTAGGTGTTATCCTAGACGTGAGACTATATCTATTATGTCAGGCTTATCACATAGTACATTATACAGAGCCACAGTACATTTAAAAAAGGTCAAGATTATACAGATAAAGAGATTACCTTCAACACTTTTATACACAATAGACCCTGATTTTATCTATGGTGTTCGGTCTAATAGAAAAGTGTTAGGTCAGGGAGATGTATCTGTTCTGTCTGATGGCTTACTATATAAAAGAACTAGTATAAAAGAACTAACTTATATAACTAAGATTGTAAAAAAAGTAGTAGAAGATGGAGGAGATCAATCTAAAATAATTAGTACTCTAGCTACCCTACCTGCCGATACTTTAAGAAAAGCCATTAAAGAGAGAGACAATATTTATTATACAAGTATGGCATTAGAAGAAAATTTAAGAATGAATACGAAGCTCGTAGAAATACCTAAAGGTATTGTTGATAAGGTAAGAAAGAAAACCAATTACTTTTATAAAAAGAAGGTCCACGAAAACAAGGATAAGTATGCCAGGGAGACCAAGACAAAAAGTTTTCTGTCAAGGTATGACAAGAGCAAGTCAAAGGATAGGTAAACCTCGTCAATGTAGAATGAAGGGTTATCCTCTTGCTAATGGTACATATAAATGCAAATATCATGGATTTGCGAATATTTTAGGTTTTAGGAATACAAATTATACAGATGACACAAGAATCAAACAACTCTCAAAGCTCTACCAATTTAGAGACAAAACAATCGAAGAAGTCAGATCCTACTACTACAAAGAAGTCAAGCCAAGAATTAGAAATAATGAAAAGTCTAGGTACTATCGAAAGCAATCTTATCGAAGGTTTAACTCTAACAGAAATACTAAAGGACAAGAAGCTCAACCCCTCACGTATCAGCTTGATGAAGTTCTACGCTATCTTAAAAAAAAATCCCGACCTAGAAACTAGAGTATCAGAAGCTAGGAAGATTGGTATTCAAACCTTGATTGATAAGTTGCTGCAAGTCTTTAATCATCAAGAAGTAGAAAACCCAAATCAAATCTTATGGATAAGAGAAAAGACTAGGTTCATTCAGTATCTTGCTGGTAAGCTCACAGATTTATATTCGGATAACAAACCTATTAAACAAGATATAAATTCTAAAATGACTATAACGTGGGAAGATACCCCTGATCTTATTGATGTAAGTACAGCCGAAACTGTACCTACACCACCAAAGGAATAGTTAAAATATTAATAATATTAATATAACAATAACAAGTCCAACAACTATTGGTCTTGCATTGTCATCAATAAAAAATCCTAGCTTGTCTATTTTGTTCATTGTTTCTCGCTACTCATTTGTTCCCTCCTTTATGTTTTCAGAACCACAGCTAACACAAACAGCAGTCATTTCAGATAGCTCGTACCATGACCAGTTTTTGTTAGGTTGTTCTTGAAATTCTTTTAATAGTGTGCCTTCATCACACCCACAATCTAAACATTTCATTTGTCCCCCTTTCTATCCCATTGGTTTATCTGTGAGATAAATTTTATCTAATTCTTTTTTCCATTTATCCACCTTACAAGCTTTTATTAGATCATTTTTACTCCAACCTAGACCTTCTTTTGCTAATCTAATCGCTTCTTTAAAGTTTTCTTTTTCTAACTCTCTTTCTATTGAGCTTATCCATAGATCATTAAAGTTCATTTGTCTCCCTTCTTTTTGTTATGCTTTTGATTTAAAAACTCAACCACATTAGAAGGTAGCTGCTCTATGTCCCTCAATGGGTTCATTTCAGTCCAATACTTGTCGCCTGGTACGTTGGTTAAATCAACTCCATTTCTTTTTTTAACGTAGTCAATCAACCATTGAGATAGTTTATTTTTCATTTTGTACCCCTATAATGTTCCCTTCATTATCAACTAACCAACCATTAGCACGTTCTCTTTTTATAACAGCTGGAAGCACGTCTTTATCGTATTGCTTAATGACTTGATCGTAATCAAGATGAGCATATTTTGGCATTTGTTGAACGTAGCTCTGTTCATCATCAGTTAAACAATCAAAATAATCTTTACCTACATCATTTATTTTAATTGTTTTATTGACTAAGACTTGATTACTAAAGTTAGTAAAAAAATCAAAGTCTTTACCTGGTGCTAATTCTTTTATTTGTACATATTTATTTTTCATATTATCCCCTTGTTGTTTTTATATTTATATTAACCATTTTGGTTTATTATGCAACCTTTCTTTTTGCGATTAAATCATAAATTATAGTTTTAAAACCTCTTAAAGTTTTAAAAATAGTTGTCCCACCTTTGCCATATTCATGATTTTGATCGATAATTATATTCTTTAATTTAACTCTGTTATAATGCTCACTATGTTCATAAG